ATCTAACTGATCATGATGATAATGTAAAAGTTAGGTTTGGTACAGATAATGACTTAGAGATATATCATAGTGGTACTGAATCAATTATAGCGGAACTTGGACAAGGAAGTCTTTCTATACGAGGTTCTGATTATGTAAGTATTACTGATGCAGTCCAAAACAATATGTTTCAAGGAAAAGCAGGAGAATATGCTAAATTATTTTACAATAATTCTGAGAAACTTTCAACAACTAATACTGGAGTAGATGTTACTGGCGACCTTACAGCAACAGGTGACGTTACAGCATACTCAGATGAGAGATTAAAAAGAAACATAGAAACAATTAATAAACCTATAGACATAGTTAATGCTTTAAGAGGTGTTAAATTTGAAAAGGATGGAAGACATAGTACAGGTGTTATAGCACAAGAAGTAGAAAAAGTTCTTCCAGAAGTAGTACATACAGATGCTGATGGAATGAAGTCAGTAGCATATGGAAATGTAGTAGGTGTACTAATTGAAGCAATTAAAGAACAACAAAAACAAATAGACTGGCTGACATCGTTCTGGCAAAATGACGCAGAACGAGATTCATTCAATAAAGATTAAGTATAATATACTAACACTATGCCAGAGGCATTTAGATAAATATAATAGCAAACAATATGTTTGTGATTAACGTTAATTACACGCAAGAAGGAGTCAAACAATATGGCATTACCAGCAACAGGCGCACAGATGACAATGGGTCAAGTACGTAACTATTTTAGTTTAAGTGGAACTATTTCACTTTCAACTTTAGGTAACTACATCTCACCATCAGTGACAACAAATATTAAATTATCGTCTACTTTCGGCGGATGGCAAAACCCTAACCCGACAGGATCACACGGTTAATATATAATATCTTAACAATGACGCTGTTAAATTGACAGCGTTGTTGTTATACATTAAAGTAAAGTTACATAAGAAGTAAACTCAACACAGGAGAAAACAATGAGTATTAGAACACGTTTTGAAATTGAAACGTTTGTACTTGGCGCACATCCCACACCAGCTAGGAAGGCACAAGTACTAACCCAAGAGCTTATGCAGGCTCGAGAAACACAACACCCAGATCTACAAGTCTTAGAAGAAATCCATAAAGACTTTAGTGCAGAACATGATGTAGACGCACTAATGAAAGATATTGAATCTACAGAAGAAGAATATTGGGTAAACCGACTAGCAAAACTAGCGGCTATTGATATTTTAACAATTGGTAAAGTGCAACCCGAACACATGAGTTATATAGCATCTTTAGAAGATGATGCATTTGCCGCATGTGTAAAATCAGCTACTTCGATAGCTAAACAACTTAATTACGAAGTTCAGCAAATTGAAGCAGAACTACAGTCAGAACTTGCATCTGAAAAGTAATTAATGGTTAGCACGACAAACTATCATTATAAAAAGAATAATTCCGCAAACGTAGCTATTTGTGTTCCTGTGCAGAATCAAGTTACTGCGGTTTTTGCGTACAGTCTTGCTATGCTCCAAAGAAAGTGTGGTGAGGCTGAACTCGCTACTTCATTACATTTTAATATGGGAAGTGAAGTAACAATGCAAAGACAACAGTTAGTAGAACAAGCACTACAAACAGATTGTACCCACATTATGTGGATTGACGCAGACATGCAATTTCCAGTAGATACGCTAAATATATTATTAGCAGCCGATAAAGATATTATAGCAGGAAATTATTCAACAAGAGTTCCGCCACATAGACCGGTTGCATTTAAAAGTAAAAACAATTTGGATAGTAGAGTTTTTTCAGGAAAAGGAATTGAAAAAGTTTGGGCAGTAGGAAGTGGAATGATGTTAGTTAAAAGAGAAGTATACGAAAATGTTTCTCCACCTCATTATAAGATTGAGTATAGTGAAGATTATACTAATTTAGTAGGAGAAGATATTTACTTTTGTAACCTTGTAAATAAAGATGGATACGAAGTATATATTAGTCACGATTTAAGTGACAGAATAGCACATATAGGAACACGTGCATATACAGTTAAGGATGATTGCAATGATTAATTTACACAACATACAGAGAGAATACCAAGGACAAAATGTCGTAACACCTTGGGATAGATTAAAAAAGTTTATGTTTAGTTCATATCCAGTTATTAAAACACCCATAAAGATAACAGATGAAGATGCATTATTAGAAGCAGCGGTAGCGTATAAAGATGAAACAGATATGGTTTGGATAGTATTTGATGATATTGAAGTAAATCCAAAGTTTCCATGGCAATATAGACCAGGTGATAATATAGCAAAAACTGTAATTCATACTTTTCCTAGAGTAATTAAAAGAACAAATAGACCAGTTAGTTGGGGTGATATCCAGTTAGTTCCTACTAATGGTGTATCACATGGTACAGTACAAAACAAACTTGTATCAAGTTATCATGTAGCAGAATTTGATATTTTCATGATTAGTTTCCATGAAGCAGAAGCAGATGAAAATTTCCAAAAATTAAGAAATAGATTTAAAGATGCCCAACATGTAAAAAATGTTGAAGGCATTGGTAATGCACATAAACGTGTAGGTGAATTAGCAAAAACAGAGATGGTTTATGTTGTTGATGCAGACGCAGATATAACAGGTCATTTTAGTTTTGACTATATTCCACCAATGAGTAAAAGAAAAAATACAACATTTGTATGGAGTGCTAGAAACCCAATTAATGATTTAGAATATGGTTATGGTGGTGTTAAGTTATTTCCAAAAGTGCAATTACTTGAAATGGGCCACGAGTTACCAGATTATACAACAGGTGTATCTTTTTATCAACCAGTAAGTAATATATCAAATATTACAAGATTTAATAAAGACCCATACAGAACATGGCGTAGTGCATTCCGTGAATGTGTTAAGTTAGCAAGTTCTGTAAATCCTAATCAAGTACAAGAAGAAACAGATGCAAGACTAGAAGCCTGGTGTACAATTGATAATGGTGGACGTTTTGGACGTTACTGTATTAAAGGTGCATTAGAAGGTAAAGCATACGGTATTGAGCACAAAGATGATGTTGAGGCACTGAGCAAAATTAATGATTTTGAATGGTTGCGTGAACAATTTGTTGCTAGTATGAAAAAACGAATTACAGAATAAATTATTTTTTCTTTTTTATTTGATGTGCGTGTACAGTTTTAAGTTTTTTAATAAACTGTTTTGAATTAAATTGTATTTTTGCACCAGGGTGTAATGGTCTAGGCCAATTTCCTATTTTAACCCAACAATAACCATCGCTTTCGTTATTAAGTACAGGAATGAATTCGTCTTCTACAGTAACAACGAAGCTATTATATATAAATTTTTTATTAGGGCTAGTAAATTTGTTTATAGGAATAACTTTATCAATGGAAGGTACTAATCCTATTTCTTCTTCCATTTCTCTATATAAAGTTTCACTAGGTCGTTCATTTCCTTCAGCTTTCCCACCAAAAAATCCCCACGTTCTAGGATGATTAACAGCACCACTTCTTTGCTGTAGCATTACTCTGCCCGTGTCTATACTTAAAAAGATGCAACCACTCGCTATTATCATATTAAAAATTAGAGATATATTCGCCAATAACCCGAATTATAAATTCCTTCATAACTGTTTACCCACTCATTGCCGTTCCATTCTAGTTGATCACTACTTGAGACATTTGTTACATAATGCGTATCGGAAATTGTAGAGGAATCAAAACTAACTATCCATGCAGAACCGTTATATTCTATAATATCATATTTTTTAGCAACTACGTTTGTCCATACTGCATTTATAGGAGTGTCATTTAAAATAATATAACGTTGGCCTGTAACAGCATTTGGTACACTTCCATCACCTGGGTAATTTTTACTAGGGTCTACATTAGCATCTATTGCTGTTAGTGTGTTTGTGGGCAAAGTACTAGTATCTATATCAACAGTAAGAAGATTAGTATCACTAGGATGAACGTCTAACCGACCAACTATATCATTGTCATTGTCACTAATATCATTGCTTTTTCTAAGTCTTACTTGACTGATTCCATTTCTTAATGTACCAAACGGTAGTAACACCTTGTCCCATTCTAATGTTAAACCATCGTCGTCTAGTGCTGTTCCGTTATTATTTAAAATTTGTAAATTTCCATTTTCATAATTAACTTTTTTGTTTTCATATGTCACAATAGTATATTTTAATGTTTCTGTGTTAAATGGTTCTTGATCTTTGAAATTATCTAAGTCTTGGTCATCCAAGCTATATAATTCACTAATAATAGTATGAATGAGCTTTTGTTGTTTTAGTTTCGCTGGAGGGCTAATGTATATAGGAATATTAAATGTTAAAGTTGCAACGTCAATTATATCGTCAATGCTTGATCCTACACTTCTAGTACTCCATGATGTATTAGTTAATTCTACTTGACTTAAAGAAGTCCAATCAAGTGGGCTATCATTAGTTCTAATGTCTAATGTTGGGTTGAACAGTACTAAAATTTGTTCCATTAATTGTAATTTTTGATCTGTATTTGATGTCCATACGTCGCAGTTCATTACTAACATATAAGGAACGGGTGCATGTCGTTCTACTGTATATTGGTTGCCCAATTCGTTAACATATTTTCCAGTAGTTTCATCATATTTCTTTTCATTAACCTGAACCTTATCAACATGATCTTGATATGTACGTCTTTCAGCAAACATATCTAATGATGTTACATAACAACTTATAAATGGAACAGTATTAACAATGTTCTCACTGTTCTCTCTTGTTATGTGTGCCGCCATACGATTGATATCACCGTAACGTACAGGTACTTGTTGGTATATAGGAAGATCATTATCGTTCTTTCCCATCTGTACACTGAATCCACTAAACAGTCTAATAAACTGTTGAATGTATCTTCTAATTTGTTTATCGTAAAAGTATTGTTGTGCCATTATTCAAAATCACTCTTTGGTTTAATAACTTTAGATAGTGCCTGTTTTTCTGGCACCTCAGTATTATCAACAATCGTAGTAGCATCGTTGTTAATAAATTGACTAGCGTTATATGTTCTATCACTCCAAGTTTGATCAGTAACATTATCATACAATCTGTGCCATTTGTTACCTCGTCTAACGAAAAGTCTATTAGGAGTAAAATCATTTCTTACAAAATATTCACCCTCACTTGGATTAACAGGAAATTGATCACCTGTTTGTAGTACTTCTCCGTGTGTATACTCTTCTGGCGTATTACTATCAACCCCAAATAAATGTTCTACTAATGGTAAGCCAAGTGGGTCTGCTTGTTCTGCACTTTTTACAATTGCATTACTAATATTAAGTTCTGTTTTATATGAACTAAGATCATTTTTAAGACTATTAGGATCATCGGCAGTACCAAGTATATCTTGATATTCTTGTGTATCTGTTAATGGTGCTACTTTAACACGCCAAATATGTGGATACCATGTTTGAGAAAATCCTTCACTGCCCCTTGCCGCATCTTGTACTACATAAAATTTATTAATAGCATCTCTTTCAGCAGTAAGTAAAAGCTCGTCACGCAAATGAGG